AAACAAGACGGTGATGAAATTCACCTAAGTGATGAAGAAGAAGATGTTGAGTACATTATTCAAACTGAATCTGAAGAAGATAAAATGACTGAAGTTGACGAAGGTGAGGAAAACACTGACCCATTCGCTGACGCATCTGTTGAAGAAATGGATGAAGAAGTTGTTTTTGAAATTGAGATGGATGTTGAAGAGGAGGATGAAGAGAAATCAGAAATGGTTGATGAAGGTTACAATGAAGAAGAGTACAAAGAAGAAACTACTGAAGATTGGGACGAAGAAGTAAAAGAAGGTGGTGCTAAAAAAGGTGACCAATCTAAAACTCGTAGTGACTATAAGGACTTCAAAGACACTGACCCTAATTACCACGGTGAGGACGGTGAGTCTCATGGAGACCAATCATCTTCTAAGGGTGACTACACTGAAGCTGCACGTACATTAGGAAATGGTGATAGAAACTACCCTAAGAGAAAAGGTTTATCAAAAATGAAGGTAGAACCTAACAAGTCAGTTAATGAAAGTGAATTAAAAGCTGAAGTTACTTCTTTAAGAGCTAAAAACGAAGAGTACAGAAAAGCATTGAACATCTTTAGAGAAAAGTTAAATGAAGTTGCTGTATTTAATTCAAACTTGGCTTACGCTACTCGTTTGTTTACAGAACATTCAACAACCAAACAAGAAAAAATAAACATCCTAAGACGTTTCGACTCAGTTGAAACATTGAAGGAATCTAAGACTTTATATAAGACTTTGAAAGAAGACTTTGACGGTAAAGAAACTGTAGTTAAAGAATCAGTAGAATCTAAAGTACAGAAATCACCATCAAAAGGTTCGGCAACAAATCTTATTGAGTCTAAAACGTATGAAAATCCTCAATTCTTAAGAATGAGAGATTTGATGACAAAAATTACTAAATAAAACCTAAAATTAAAAAAATACTAAAATGGGAGCATTATTAGAATCAGGTCTTGTTGGTAACATCGGTTTAAAACACTTGAAAGTTATCAAAGAAGACACAATCAACAAATGGGACAAATTAGGATTCTTAGAGGGTCTTAAAGGTCACGTTAAAGAAAACATGGCGCAGTTGTATGAAAACCAAGCGTCACATTTAATAAACGAAGCGGCAGCATCAGATAACTCAGGTTCATTCGAAACTGTAGTTTTCCCAATCGTGAGAAGAGTATTCTCTAAATTGTTAGCTAACGATATCGTTTCTGTACAAGCTATGAACTTACCAATCGGTAAATTGTTCTACTTCGTACCTAAAATTCAAGGTTATAACGAACTAGCAAGTTCTAACGACCACTTCGCACCTATCGGAGCACCTAACGGACCAACACAAGCAGCAGCATCTGCGGCTTATAATACAGGTAAAAACTTGTATGACCGTTTCTACGAAGGTAACGAAGCTGACTTAGACCCACCAGGTTTATTTGATTACTCTAAAGGTGCTTACACAGCTGTTACAGGTGATGTAGGTACTGTTGCATGGTCAAACGGTGACTTAGTAACTTCAGGTTACGGTGCTGATGAGTATAGAAAAGTATTACTTGTTATGACAGGTTTCACTAACTCAGGTACTTACGGTAAAATGCAAGGTCCTGATGGTTCTGTTGTTGATACAGAATCATTCTTGTCAGACTTAACAATTAATGCGGTAACTACTGCAGATGGTGCATTCTCAGGAGCAGGTTCAGGTAACTTGATTTTCAGAGTTGTAACACAGAAATACGGTAAAGGTATCGTAGAATATGGTGGAAAATCAACTGCAACATTCCCAACAGTGGGTAACGGTGGTGAATACCAAAACATCTGTGATGCTAATGGTAAGATTTACTTAGAGGTTGACTTACAAGAACCAGCGTCAATCGGTGCAGGTTCATTGGACGGTTACTCAGGTTTAACTACAACTATCGCAGGTTTAGCAACTGCAAATTCTCAGTTTACTGCAACATACAGAGTATACGAAGAGTTAGAATTTGAAGATAAAATTGGTGAGGTTTCTTTCGACTTAGAATCAGTAACTGTATCAGTTACAGAAAGAAAGTTGAGAGCTCAGTGGTCTCCTGAATTAGCACAGGACGTTTCAGCATTCCATAACATTGACGCAGAAGCTGAATTAACAGCATTACTTTCTGAACAAGTTGCAGCAGAAATCGATAGAGAAATCTTGAGAGACTTAAGAAAAGGAGCGGCTTGGACATTAAGATGGGATTACAAC